ATGCTGCATCAAGGCCGGTATATTATGCCGGATTGTGCATCACGCCGCCCTCAAGGTGATCGTCTCATTACCAACCTTCAATGCCGCGCCGGGAACTTCCTGACCGGCATCCAGCGCCGCCTTTATCGCCGTCTTGTCCGGCTCGCGCTTTAGCTTCACGACATTATCGGGCAGCAGGCTTTCGTCCACAATCTCAACGCCTGCGCGGCCCTTACCGATACTCACGGTCGCCTCCGGCAGGCTGACCTTATTCAGGTCGGCAGCCTTCAACAGACGCAGCAACAAGGCCCGCATTGCGTCCTTGCGTCTGGCGTATCGATCTTTGCGCACGGCCAATTCCTTGGCGCGTTCGCCGATGGCCAGTACCATGCTGTTTGCATCGCGCTCGATTGCTACGATTCTGGATAGAACGTCGTGTAAAGATGTGTTGCCCTCAAGCATATCAGAGCGTAAATCTTCATCGTCCTGTAATTCTGGATACATCTCTACTAATAATGAAATTTCATTGGCTACGTTAATAGCATCAATTGATACGTATTTCCCCATCATGACGCCCTCGCAAATGGACCAAAATTCTCATTGGCAGCCTGCGCATATGCTGCGTGCGCTTCCACGGCACTTTCAAATGTGCCAAGATGCTGGTGTTGCCCTTGATTGTTAATTCTGGCAAACCACTTACCGGTTCGTTTATTAAGAGCCACACCTTTATAGCCTGCCTGAGTGCTATCCCGTGTCTTGGAGTTAGCATTATTCAAAGTGCGTGTTGCAGGCCTCAGATTGTCTATTCTGTTATCGTCCCTATCACCATTAATGTGATCAATATCTTCATCTGGCCACTCTCCGGTCACGTATAACCATGCAAGCCTGTGTGCCCGACGCACTTTATAGTTCAAGCATATTGTTCTGTATCCTCTGTCATTCACCGAGCCAGCGATATCGTTGCGCTTTGTTTTTGAATTGACGTCTTTCTTCCACCTGAACAGCCCATTTTCAGGTGAATACGAAAGCCACTCGCTCATGTACTCTAACGTCTCGATTGCCGTTTCCGGTGTTTCGTTTTTGGCTGGCTTGAATTTTCTTCGTATAATTTTACTCATACTTCTCCTCGTGTTTTTGGTGGTTGGTTTTGCTGCGATAATCAGCGGTGGGTAAGTTAACACGCCTCGCGGCGCATCCCGTTAACGGGTTGTCAAAATGGTATGTCGTCTGCCAACATTTCAGCCAGGCCGGCTGATATGTTGTCGTTGCTCGCCTCTGGCACGTTGTCATTTGCAGCTCCCGCAATGGCATCGACCACTTCCCAGTATTTGCCGTTCGGCTTGACCACGATCTCGGCGGTCGGCAGCAATTCATTCTGACGCTCCATGAATTCGAGCACAGTTTTCGGGAATGGCGCCTGTCCGCCGTGCTTTCGCCACCACCTGTCCGATTTCGACTTAAAGAAACCGGTGTGCGCGGGGCCTAGCCATTCGTTGATTGGCGACATGCCAACCCAGTAAGACACCTTCACGCTGTCCTGCTTACCGCCCTTGCCTTCATGGTATGCGAAGGTGCGGCGTGTAACTTCCCGCGTCTCCGGAACAGCAACGCTCACAATCGGCGCGTCAGTTGCGTGGCTTTGCAGCTTCGGCGTTTCATCGAATTCAAACTCGTGGCCGCAACACCAGCAAATGCGCAATGAAGCATGCAGTTGCTCGTTGCAGGTCGGGCAGACCTTGATTGGGGCTTCACCGTCGCCTTTTGTCGGCTTGCGCGGCTCGATCATATCTACCGGACCGTGCTCTGCGACATTGCCCGCAAAATCCATGTAACGGCAGTTTGGCTTTAGATAACCCGCAATAGCCGCTCGGCGTTCTTCCGGCCCCACCGCTTCGGGATCAAATCGCGGCGGGTAAAGCACGCGGGTACCGCGCCCAACACGCTGGACGTATCGGCTCGCAGACTTCGTCCGCGCCATATCAACGATGAGGTCAATGCGCGGCACGTTTGTTCCCGTAGACATGACATTGTCATTGCTGATTGACCAGATTTCGCCTGCCTTACATGCCTCAATAATCTTTCGCCGCTCATTTTTTGGGGTGGATCCATGCAAAACTTCGCAGGACTTTCCCATTGAGCGAACCATGTCGCGCACGTTTGTGGCGTGCTTCACGCCCGCGCAGAAGAACAGTGCTGTCCTGCGCTGCCCTTCTGTGTCGAAAACCTCTTCAAGAATCCGGCCGTTCAAATCGTCGCGATCAACAGCATCCTGCAATGCACCCTTGGCAAGATCATTCCCTCGCATCGGGACATTTGAAGTGTCTTGCTTGGTTTCAGTTGGCTTTGACGTGACCGGCGAAAGATATCCGTCGTCAATGCCCTGCCGTATGCCGTATGTGTAGACGACCTTATCGAACAGCCGGTCGTCGCCTTCATCGAGCCGTCCGCTATCAAGGCGATAAGGCGTGGCAGACAAACCCACGATCTTCATATCTGGATTGATCGCCAGCAACGCGTCAATAAATTGCCGGTACATCGTGTTGGCGTCATTCGGCACCAAATGAACCTCATCAATCGCCAGCACGTCTACATGGCCGATCTGCGCCGCCTTGTTATAAACCGTCTGTAATTGCGCAAACAGAATTTGCGCCCGCGCTTCACGGCGGCCAAGGGCCGATGCATAAATACCGGTCGGAGCGAACGGCGCGATACCGATCAGCTCGAGAAAGTTACCCTCGACCAGTTCCACGACATGAGTGCAGCAGCACAGTCTCATGTCAGGCCAGCCGGTAATCAACTCGTGGAATAGCGTGGCGAGAGTCATCGACTTGCCCGTGCCGGTCGCCATGTCGAGCAGAGGATGTCCCGCCTCAGCTTTCCAATATTCGAAAACGGCGTCCACCGCCTCGCGCTGATAGTACCGCAATGCCATCATGTTACCTGTTTGTTGTTCGGTTTATTGTCGTTGGCGCCATCCACCCAAATCTCACCCGTCGCCATTCGGTATGTGACGGTCTCCGCAACCTCGTCCGCATCGATCTGCTCGCCGTTTATCAGCCCGGGTAGATAAAGATGCGCCGGGCAGCCATCGCGCTGTTCGTCGATCGACAAGGGCTTGTTCCAGCGTGCGCATGACATGTGGCAATCACCGCCATGCTCGGGCTGGACATGAAGGCAGGTGCGGCAGTTCACGCGCGGCTGCACGCCTTCGTGGCAAACGCCCCGGTGTTTACAGAACATGCAGCCGAAGAACTCCGGATCTTCGCTGATACGGCTTGGCGGCTCGTCCGAAAATACGATGCGTTCACAGCGTGCCAGCAGCCGCAAGCAGAACTCGACATCGTATTCGATCCGCTCGGCATAGAGCGTATCGGTGTTTTTGCACGAAGCCAGATACAGGCAGCGCGTCAGGCCGAAAGCCTGCATTCCAAGCTGGCACTGGGCGTAATGCAAGGGCTTGGCCTTTTGGCAGCCGTGCTTCTGAAGTTCCTTGATGCCTTTCTCATTGCTCGACTTGAATTCCAGCAAGTGCTCGGTCTTCGGCGCTTCGGGCACGCCCATTGCCTTGCCGTCGCACTTGCCGCGCACGAAACCCGACACCAACCTGATTTTGTCCTGTTGCCCGTAGACGTCTACGCCGATGCGCTCGAGGTCGGCGACCAAGCGATCTTCCTCGATATTGCCGGTGGCGAACAGCCGAAGCTGGCGGCCCGAATGAACCTCGTGCGCCGACACCCAGCGAAAGCCGTACCACAGGGCTCTATCGCATTCCGTGCCTGCCTCGCCCACACTGATGCCCCACGAGTCCCAGGACTTTGCCTGGGCCTCGTAAGCTTGATAAATGGCGCGGACCGTGCTGGATTCGGCTTTTGGGAGGGGCGCCATTATGCACCCCCGAATAGTGGAGACGAAGCCAACGCCGAAGGGTGGCCACGTCGGTCACTGTCGCGAACGTAGTTCGTCCAAATTTCACGTCCGTCGCGGGTGACTGGATGCAGTTCCGAAACCGTGAAATCGACATAGTCAATTTCGTCGGCGTCGATTTCAAAATCGTCACGTTCGACTTCGGCCCACGTCAATTCTTCTGCTTCCTCTTTCGAGGAAGCTTCGATTGTTTTGCTACTGCGACCGTGGAAGGTGTAGTTGATAATGAAACGGGCCATTAGGAAATCACCTTCAACTCGCGCAACAGGCATTTGACGAACGGCATCAAGCTGGACGCCTCATGGATTTCGACTTCGTATTCGCCATCTTCTGAAAGCACGATTTCGGTCACGCCTTCATGGCGCAGCGCATATTCAATGGCGTTGAAGATCGCGGTTTCGGGGAGCCGTTTTTCGGGCGCAGATTTCATGGATAGCTCCTGATCTCAGTGACCAGGGATCGGAGCTTTTGGACGGCATCCGTTTGGCTGTTAGCACCAAGTATCTGCCACAACTGATCCAGCGCGGCTGTCGCCGTTTGCGCAGCTCGACTGTCGGAAGTGTAGCCTTGCGCCCAATGCGGGCGAAGGCGCTCTAGCACTTGAATCCGGTCTTCCTTCCGACGCAACTCAGCTACCACGGCATCAATCCGCGACTGCATTTCGGCGACGTGCTGCTCATCGTAGAAAACGACTTTACCCATCCCCTACACCCTCATCGGCATCAGCACGCCAGTCCACTCGCCCTCGCCTTTGACGACGGCAGGCGAGCCTGCATCGCCGAGAGCAAAGCGCACGTTTGCTTCATCCAACGCGCCAAGCATGTCGTTGACGTACCGGGCGTTAAAGCCGATTTCCAAAGGCTCGCCTTCGAACTCAATCGCAACCTCATCGCTGGCCTTGTCAGCCAGCATCAGTCGCAGCACATCGCCGACGGCGAATTTCACGGCGCGCGATTTGTCGTCCGCTACAGCGGCGACACGTTCGACCGCCTTCATAAGCGCCTGCCGGTCGACGGTAAGCACATTGCTATTACCGGATGGAATGACGCGCACATAATCAGGGAAAGTGCCGTCGATCAGCTTTGATGTAATAACCGTTGAGCCAGACGTGACGCGCACCTTGTTTTGGGAGAGTTCAACCGTAACAGCGCCCTTCGGCAGCAACCCGACCAGCTTGCGCGGCAGGATCACGCCGTATTCTATGGTGCCTTCCGGCCCTGTGTTGCGCATCAGCCGGTGCCCGTCGGTTGCGACCGCAACCAAACGACCGTCGACAACATGCAGATAGACGCCATTGAGATAATAGCGGGTTTCTTCCGTCGAAATGCAATGCACACACGGCGCCACAAGCGCAGCCAGATCGAGCTCGAGCGTCGTGTCGAACTTCCCGGCGCTGAACGATGGAAAGTCTTCGGCGGGCAAGACATCGAGCTTGTAACGGCTGCGACCAGACGCGACCGTAAGGCGGCCTTCATCCAAGGCAAGAGTAACGTCACCCGTTGCGCGCTTTGCAATGTCCGCAAGCATCTTGCCGGGCACTGTTACGCTACCCGGCTGGCAGTCGAGCACCGGTAGACTGGTCGTTATCTCCACGTCCAGATCGGTCCCGGTCAGGCGCAGTTGGCCGTCCTCAACAGCCAAGAGTACGTTGGTGAGAATGGGGATTGTGTTTCGGCTTTCGATGGCACGGTTGACGGTAGCCAAGGCGTGCGCGAGCTGTGAGCGGTCAATGCTGACTCTCATCAAAGTCTCCTCGTGTTCGGTGGTAGAAGGCGCGGCTGGCAACCGCGCCTGTTGTTTAGCTTAGCCCCAAGGCCGCTTCTTGCCTGCCGCAGCAGCCGCCGGTGCCGGCTTATTGCTGTTCGCTGCAGCCGGTCGGTTGTCATTCGCTGGACGGGCCTGCGCTACCGGCTGGTTGGCGTCGATCGAAGGCTGGGGAACGTTGCCTTCATCGGGGAAGTAGTATTTTTTGATCTCCGCGCGCGCCGGGTATTGGCCGTCCTTGGAAGGCTTTCCGAGACCAATCTTTGCCGTAAACGCCTTGAAGTGCAGTTCTTCGGAATCATCGACTTCCGAGACGCCGATCGCTCGGCAAAGGCTCGCGAACTGACGCTGGCCGATCTCTTGCGCCTGCGCGTTCTTGTGTTCCAGATTGTAGAAATTGAAGACCTTGCGGCCCTTGTATTCCTCGGGGCGAAGAACCGTCATTGTTGTCTTGAGGCCGGTACCGTTTGCGCCTTCCTTGACCTCCGACGCCTCGATTTCCAGTTCATAGTCGCCGTTCGGCAGTTCTTCGTAGTCGCGTTGCTCCGTATCGTGAGCAGTCGCATCAAATCTGCTGGCTAGTTTTGCCATCTGTCATTTCCTCGTGTTGTTGGTGGTGTGGTAACGGCGAGGTTTAAGCCTTCGCCCGATGAATAGCCGGGCGGAAGAACCCACCGATGAAACCAAGCGAAGCGCCGATCTGCCACATCGCAAGGCCCGCCGCGTTGATGCCAACGGCGGCAAGGAACGCATGGATCGTTTCTGCGAAAAACAGGCCCACGACCCAGCCGACGAACGCGCCACCGAGAACGCCGATGAGCGGTGCGAAGAAGAGGATGGCCGCGATTGCTACAAGGCCAGCTAGGGCTTTTTCCATTTAGTCCTCCATGCCGATTGTGTGGCGCCAGCCTTCAGTTCCAAACACATCGTCCTCGTCGTGATCGTCGAGAAACATTTCGAGTGCATCGAGATGATCGAAGACCTTCATGATTTCCTCTGGCGAGGCATGGCCGACCATTGCCTTGCCGCGTACCGTGTTGAGGAATTTGTCGGATTGCACCGCCATCACGCCGCCTCCCTCTGGCCATTGTCATTGGCAAGAGACCAGTACCGCGCCAAGTCATCGAAACCCTGTCCTTTTTTGTAGGAAACGGTATCCGGCATGCTGAACCGGTTCTTCGCAACGAACCCCGCACCTTCGTTCAGGTGTATCTGTCGCTCTTTGCCACCTTCGGCATGAGCGACCTTCGTTTGACGGGCGACCTCTTTTTCTTTGATCGAAACGCGGTAGTTCAAGAACGCAACGATATCGACTTTTTCGCGAACCAGTGCGTTTGCTCTTTTATGTAGTTTGACCGAATATCTCGAATATGGATCCGTGATAGGGCTGTCAAAGCGGACAATCTCCGGGTGCGCGAGCATCACCACATATATTCCAGCCCTCGCCAGAGCCGAGACTGCGCTCATCAGCTCATTCCATTCGGTGTCGGCCTCAACATACCCGCGGCCGAATCCAGGTTCTTCAATACTCGCCACGCCCAAGCGCGCGCATGTCGCACGCCAAACAAGCGGTTCCAGCCCATCGAGGCTGTCGATAATCACGGTGCGCCGGTCGTGCTCTTCGGTCAGCAGTTCGCCGATGACGTTCAGCAGATCGTCGAAGGATTCAATCGTGCCAGGGGTTGCCATTTCGATGTCAGACGGCGGGCGCTCGCCTTCGGTTGCCAGATAGATCGGGTCCGGGAATTCTGCCGCGAGCGACGTCTTTCCGATGCCGTCGACGCCGTAGAGAAGGATCACGGGCGGATCGTTTCTCTTCGTCGACTTGAGGCTTGAAAGAGATAGAGCCATAGGTCTCCTCGTGTTCAGTAGGTGTGGTGGGTAACAGCGATTGCGGCGATGACAGCCGCAAGTATGAGCCAGCCGACAAGCCATGCTGGCGGGCTTGTGAGGGCGGTCATTTATAGGCCGCCTCGTGGGCGTAGCTCACCGCGGCCAACGCAATGAAATACGTGGCGACGTCCAGTCGGCTGTAGAATAGAGCTATGCAAGCAGCGACCTGCAGGAACAGGCCCCAAATTCTCATGAACATGTCATCCTCCCCACAGATAAAGCAGCCCGTAGAACGGCAGCAGCAGGTTCCAGAACAGGAAGGCCGCAATTGTCGTGGCGATTGCCAGCGCGAACGCTGCAAGCGCCAAGGACTGCCCGATGCGTCCGACACCGGGCTTGCGCCCGGGATCGATGAACGGCATGTCAGCCGTGGCTTTTGTGGCGAAGGAAATCATGCCA